CTTCCTCCTCCTCCTCTGCCTCCTCTGCCTCTTCCTCCTCTGCCTCTTCCTCCTCCTCTGCCTCTTCATCAGGAGGATTCAAGGTATCAGAGATAACATTCTGAACAACACCATTATCTTTCTCGATTTTAATAAAGACATTTGCGGGAGAATCGAAAACTTCCTTTTCATCACCAGTTAGATCAAAGACCTCGGGTAAGACTGGCTCCTTCTTGACAAAAACAACATCATCATCTGCTAACGTATCGCATAGCGTGGGCTCTACTGTCGCTTCAGTTCGAATTGATCTTTTGTTGCGGGTTTTCTCCGCAAAAATACCCGGGAACTCATACAGAATTGTTTCTAGAACCTTTATCTTCTTACGTAGTTCTTTATTCTTCTTCGTCAGATCCCGTACTATTGGGAGTTGAAGAAGCGCATCATAGTTTTCAAGGTAAACATCGTGGTTCGACATGTTCAAATAATTGATTTTTATAACAGGAAAAGAATAAAAATCAATTTTTATTGAGTAGAAATTTCACTCCATTCCATAGGAAATAAATCAATAACATCATGAGCAAGTTTAGGACCAAACCATTTATCAGGATAACAAATCGTTTTTTTTTCATAGGCATTAAAATATGCTCCCCACCAACTAAACGTACTATTAGCAATAATATTGTGATGACAACAGCTCATCAACAAGAGTTGTTCCCAATCTTCTATGATATCAGAAACCTTACGAAACGATACGGAAGGAAATTGTTCCTTTAATTTTATTAACATCTCTTCCACAAGAATATTATCCTCCTTTTGGTTAAAATAGAGAACTTCAATCTTTTTGTTACCTAATTGATGCTGAATATATCGTAATGCGTTCACATAATATTGTACTGTCATAAGGGGATGATAATCCTGAATATTTTTATAATCTCCCAGGCGAAAATGCAGAGAGACGGATTGACAATCTTCCCTGATATAACCAGGATATTTTCTGATGACGTTGTCTTTATATTGTCCGATTCGCATCAAATTAAATAAAATTTCGCGTTTATGATCAAAATATCGGTAACTCTGAAAATAACCATTTAAACAGAGGTTATCTGTTTTTTTAAAATGCGGTAGTTCTTTATAAGAAAAGCCAGGTTCTTCATATATACGCAAATTAGTTAATTTATTTATTTCAATTGGCTTGACAAATAATTTCAGGCTACCTAATAATTTATCCCAATACGTAGGACGAATGGTGCCTGTATTTAAAACTTTCGAATTCGGAAATATTATTTTTCGATTCGTCTCGGTGCCATGAATAATGGTAGTACATATTTGAAACAATTGATTTCCTAACCCGCCCATTAAAAAACACGTTACGAAATTTGTTTGTTGTTCTTCTCTCAATGTAGTGTTCATAATATTTTGTTCCAATTAAATATACTATTTATTGTTTTTCTAATTTGTTTTAGAAAAGCAATAAATTACTAGGAAGCCATACCGAATCGATCTTTTATGATGGACGATTTACTGGGTCCCTGTTTTTTCTCACTTTCGCGCTTTACTTTGTAAACACCTCCATGATTAGTTTGTGTGTTTGTTCCTCCATAAATATTGATAATGAAATCTTCGTTGTCCTCATGGAGCTCCGGCAAAATTCGCGTCATAGGCCGATCAATAACCAATAACATGTGCTCAGACTTCAATAATTTACGGTATTCTTGAATCGTCAAATTGCCGTAGAACTTGTCCAACAAATAGTACGGATTCGGAGCAGGTTTAATATTCTTTTTAAAATTATAAACTTTGCTATAAATTTGGTTTAACAAATGATAGCGCTCAAATTTCGATGAATCGTCGATATTTTCTTTCATCAAATAGGCAACCGCACATTCGGGTCGGCAAAATGAACCATAACCAAAAATCTCCTTATCCATTTCGTACTTGGGAATATAACAAGCAGGATTATCAAAATCATACGTGCACCAAAAACACGCCGCCTTTTTTTCGGGATTGGTGTTTTTGTACATTTGAATTTTCAGCTTCTTTAGTTTGCTGTTTACGTCTTTTATGTTTATATCGTCGATTTCCGCCGTAGCTAAATCCGGTTCTTCGTTTGTAGATCCACATACTGAACAAAAATTGTTTGCCACATCCAGTGTTTTCGCTGTTTGCGAAAAATTACTATATGCTAAATCAGTTTGTGCCGACTTTTCCGCGTCATAACTATTGTACAAAGAAAAAGAAGCGGGTTTCTCATTGTAAGTAAGAATATTGGGTGGCGCTTCAGGATTATAAGACATCGGATCATTTACAAAAGTAGTAATTGTTTTGTTATGATCTACCAAATCCTGCATTGAACATTTCAAATGTAACAGAACGTTTGAAACCGCAGTGTTACAGGAGACTGAATCGGTTTGCTTTAGAATTAATTTACCTCCTTTCGGTTTTCTACCTCGTTTTTTTGGTGCTGCGGGTTCGGGTTTGATTTCCTCAATGGTGAGAGTAATATTTGCTGTGGTTTCGCTTGTAGAATCAGACAACACGGGTGGTTGTGTAAGTAGTTCCTTCTTTTTTCTACCGCGCTTTTTATGAACGACTTCTTCATTCATTTTTATGTAATGTCTTAATTCTTGATTTTATTTTATATTGTTTTTTAAATTACATTTTGCTCAAAACCGTTGGTTCTCTACTAATGTAACATTCTCTACAAAGCGGAATATAATTGTCTGCTCCAATACTAATTTGCTCGGTTTCGTCAGAGACTCTGTGTGAAAACAGCGCTGACTTTCCGTTTTTACAAATAGAACACAACGACTTTAATTTTACTATGTTATCACAATAGGGAATAAGCGACAACAGTTCACCAAAGAGATTGCGTTTAAAATCGCCATCCAATCCACATATGTATACTATCTTTTTTTCCTTTTCGACCATGTCGAGGACGCAATCTTTTAATCCAGGGAAAAACTGTCCTTCATTTATGAGCAAAACATCGGCTTGGTGTATTTGCTCATGATTGGCATGAGATGAATCACGCCACATGTCAGCAATATTTTCGGTCAAAACGCAAGGAATCATTTTTTGATCATGCGTTGAAAGCAATGTCTGATGATATCGTTTATCTTCAGCATAATTAATGACCATTACCATCTTTTGAATAAATGAATAGTGATTGTAAATCTCAACAATGCGCGTGGTTTTTCCAGAGAACATAGGCCCGATGATGAGTTCCAAATAGCCCTCCATTTTATTGGTGAAAAAGGGTGAATACATTTGTTCGTCTTTATGGACCCAGTTATTACTACATAAATAAATCAATTTTTATATTCTTTAAAATGCGTTTAAATATTTCTCGTGATCCTATAATATTATGTCTACCAAAAACGACAATATACCTTGGGTGGAAAAATATAGACCCACCAATTTCAATGATATTGTATTGTCGGATATAAATCGCGTTGTTTTTGAGAACATATTGGAATTGAGATATTTTCCCAATTTGCTCTTCTATGGTCCTCCAGGAACTGGTAAGACAACGACCATTATTAATCTAATTAATGAATACCAAAAAAGGTATAACGAAACCAATAAGGGATCAATCATTCACTTGAACGCTTCGGATGAACGAGGAATCGACATCATTCGAAACCAGATCTATCAATTCGTAAAATCGCATAATTTTTTCGAAAAGGGTATCAAATTTGTCATTCTGGATGAAGTAGATTATATGACCAAAAATGCGCAACAAGCACTTAAATATTTGCTTCAATCCTCGTCCTACAATGTCCGGTTCTGTCTTATATGTAATTATATTAGCAAAATAGACGAATCACTGAAAAACGAATTCATCTGTATTCGTTTTAATCAATTACCTAAACCCGATATTTATAAATTCATCAAAAACATAACTACATCGGAAAATCTTTCTCTTTCTGATAACGTTATTGATACAATACAAAACAATTATAATTCCGATATTCGAAGTATGATAAATTTTATTCAATTAAATCAGAATATCACCGTTTGGGAGAATAATATTATCACTGATGCAGTTTGGGAAAAAATTTATGAATTGACGCTGGTAAAAGACCATAAATCTCTTATTCAATATATACACGAAGTAAGTATTCAATTTAACAACGATAAGAAAAACATTCTAAAGTCATATTTTCATTATATTATTCGGAATAAAAAAAATATAATAACACCGGAATATTTGAAAAAGATAGAAACCATTATGCATTTTAAAGGGTCCAACATAGAGCATCAGCTGTTATATTTTGGCTGTGCATTTTAATGAGTAGGGGGCGGAGGTCGTGGGGTCCTGATTTCTTTAAACCGAAAAAAATTGATTTCGTAAATGAATATAAAGAATAAATCAAACTACCTTCTACTCATGAATGATACATTGGACGACGAATGGGATAATTTTATTAACAATCGAGAAGAAGCCCCGACTATTTCTTTAAAAAATTCTGGTAATGACGCCGACGGATCAAACGGAGAAGCGCCGAATTGCGATGATCTTTATATCTCCACCAAAACCAAGGTTCTATTTTTGAATCAAAAAATAGATATTTACACGATATTTTGGAAGATTCCGGTGATTCAATATTGGGAGGCAAAATCGGGTGTTATAAAGAAACAAATGAAAATCGTCTCGAAGACTCAGGAGGAATATGAAGAATACAAAACACGTCTTGAAAATATACCCTACTATACCGAGAATATAATAAAACAGATTGACAATCCTACCGCCAGACGAATGAAGTTTAAAGATGAACGCAAAATTACGATTGGGGTTTCCAAAAAGGATATTATGAATTGTCGCGGGAAGGTGAAAAATGCCTTTTATAATTGCTTTGCGATCATTGTACGATTTGGCTACGAAGGCGCCTTTCGCGAAATCCACGTCAAAATATTCAACACCGGAAAATTGGAGATACCGGGTATATTAAATGCCGAGTTCCTGGTAATAATAAAACAAAAGGTTCTGGATTATTTACAACCACACATAGAGACCCCATTAGATTATTTAGAAAACTCAAACAGCGATAGTGTGCTTATTAATTCGAATTTTAATTGTGGATTTTATATCCAAAGAGAGATGTTGCATTCTATCCTACGGAGCGATAAATATAGAATCGAAAGCGCTTTTGATCCGTGTAGTTATCCTGGCGTAAAATGTAAGTTTTATTTTAACAACGAACTTGGATTTGATAGTCCCCTTCAAAATGGTCAGGTTTTGGAGGAAGATCGAAGAATGAAGATGAGCGAACTAGGAGAAACAAAAAAGTACACGGAAGTTTCTTTTATGATTTTCAGAACAGGAAGCTGTTTGATCGTCGGAAATTGCAGTGAAGAGATATTACAATTCATATTTACTTTTATCAAGAATATATTAA